TATCTAACATATCAGAGTGGCCCGTACTATTACCGTGTAATCTATTAAATTGATTTAAATCATAAAAATATTGTTCAAATATTTCTTTTTGAGCGTGATCAGCAAGTAAATTAAACTCTTGAGGTGTTATATAACCTCTTTGTTCTTTGTTTGCTAAAGTTAACACTTTTTGATATACATCATTTATACTTACAGCCATAGTTTATTTTTTATTTGTAGTTTGCAATCGCTCCGTAGAGCGACTGCATCTACAGTTTGATTAATTTAATCGTTTTTCTATATTTGAATATATTTCCATACCTTCATCAGTTTTAAACCAATGTGCTAAAGCAGTGTATGGATGCTCGTCAAATGGTACTGTCATTATAGGTCTATTATTTGATCCCCACATAAAGTTTCTTTGATCGCTAGATAACTTAATAATACCAAGCTCCGTTGCTTTAATACCAAAGTTTCTAAGTTGAACATTGTCATCAGCGGCTAATTCTAAGAATAAAGAAGGGTTTTTACGAGCAAACAGTAATAAATCTCTTTTAAGCTCCTTAGAACTCATCTGAGAAACTCCAGAACCTTTTTCTACACGCATAATAGCCTCTGCCATATCTACGTCTAAATCTCTAGCTAAAATTATTGCATCTGCTTCTAGTTCTAATATTTCTATTTGATTAGAAGCTATCTCAGCAGGCTTGTGTTCAAAAAATATTTTATCTCTATCAGGATGATAAAGTGATAAAAACTTTTGTAAAATTGTTTTTTCTTTTTCTACATATAATGCTCCGTTTCTAAATATAATGTGAGATAATCTCTGATCACCTTTCATTTCATCAACAAATGGAGTTGTTTGGTTTTCACAATATTTAATTTCTCTTTCGTAGCCTTTTTCTTCATCAAACCAATATAAATTTGATGATCTTATAATTCTTGATAAAGGTTTACTTTTACCTTTTAAATAATAAAATCTATTTTTTATTTCCCATTTAAGTTTTTTATTTTCAACTTTTTTAGGTTTTGGTGTCTCAACAATTGGTGTTTCAACAACCTGTGGAGTTTCTTCCACTATTTCATTTTTTGTTTCTTGTTTTTTTGCCATAATATAATATATAATAAAATTAATAAAATAAAAGGCCGAGGCCGAAGCCCCG